GTCATTTTATTACCTAACTATAATTTGCTTTACGTGCAGCCCGAGTAGCAAACCTACCAGTGCCTTTTGCTGCAGCATGGGCTTGCTCTTCTTGAGATTGCTTTTTCCCTTTATCTGCCACTTTTCCATGAACATATGGCAATGCTGCTTTCGCACATGAAGCTCGAAGTTCGGGATCTTGTCTATCATCAGTCCAAATAGATTTTAGATATTCAAGTGGATCTTGAATTGAACCTAGCGGTATCTCATCACGACCTACAAAATGGCCTTGTGCTTGTTCAGGTCCTGATTCAATCTTCTCTACCTTAACAACCTGTACCTGTGACTCCTTCTTCAATCTTGAAGAAGTTAACTTTTCCTCCTCTTGAGTTAACTTTTTACTTTTTGGAGTTAACTTTTTAGCGGCAGTTAACTTTTCAATATAGGCGATTATTTCAGGATTTTTCGCAAGTTTTGCTCCTTGCTGCATGGCAGTTTTTTCACTATATCCTGCTGATATTGCTGCATCTTTGTTACTCATGCCATCAGCAACAGCTTGAGCAAATGCTTTACCTTTTGCTGTTAAAGCCATTGCTGCTCCTCAATACGAAAAGTTAACTTTTAACTGAGAAAATTATCTCTTCAAAATGTTTCTAATTAGGCTAAAACCCTTTGGCTTCAAGCATCTTGTGGATTTCCTGCCAATCGAAAAGTTAACTTTTAGGGCAAAAAGTTAACTTTTTCTGAAAAGGGAAATTTTTTTGTACGTGCGATGGGGGGTGGTGTCCGAGGCAAAAAGGTATGGAAGTGACGACCTCCCCCCTCCATACCTCTTAATCCATGCGCGAATGAATGTAACAGTCAACGCCATTGGCTTTTAAAAAGTCTCTCATTGTTGCAACACCTAAGGTATTTTTATCACCCTGTCCAAATGAGCCAGACAAAATAAAGCTTCCTGCATCCGACCAATGTTTATAACAATCAATCCCACAGAGTTTTAAAGTTTGTTCTCGTGTACCTTTTAGGCCACATATAACCAATTTATCCAGGTTGGCTGTCCCTTTGTCCTCTACATTAGTAGCCGCTTCTTTAGCCTTAACCTTCGCCGCGGATATTAATTGACTTAACTTGCTGTACTTCGGATTTCGAACGCTCACTGTCGACTCTCCTTTAAGGTTTTATCTTTGTGACACGGCGGGCACAACGATTGCAGGTTCGATTCATCATCGGTACCACCTTGGGCAACATTAACAATATGGTCCAGTTCTAGTTGTGTGGTAACACGGTGGCAATGCCGGCATGTCCAGTTATCACGTAGATGAATCTTTTCTTTTAGTCTGCGCCATGGTCTACCACCGCGACCTGATCCCCAGTTCTTTGGCGGTCTAGGTTGCTTGGGTGTGATGGCATCAAGTCTGCTCTGTAATCGTTTTAGTTTCATGCTTAATGAACTCCACTGTCACAGCGCCACGTAATAATCGTGTGTATATTTCACCCTTGCGTCTATCTTTCTTGGTAAAGCGACGATGAGGTATAAAACAAACTAATCCCTGATCTACATTCGCCCACTTTACGCACTCAATGCGATTGCCATTCACATATACATATCGAATGCCTTTCCCATCATTCATACTGTGGAACATAGTTATTCATCCATATATCTAGGAACGTTTGCCTCTTCCTGATCCTCGAGTATTAACAATAATTCGTTGATCTGGTTGCTCTGCTGTGTCAGGTGCTGAATCAGTTGATTGTTCTGCGCCAACACTTGACTGTTCTGCTTCACCAGCTCGCCCACCAAGTCTAGCAATTGCATTTGAAATTGATTTTGCTGAGTCATTTATTAAAGCCTTCAGTTTCTGTCGACGTTCTTCACATGATTTACATGACATGATTATTCACCATTCAGATTAGTTTCGATGTTGTGAATCTTACGGCGCTGGTCACGAATGAAATAAGCCAACCCATCAACCAAGTGCTGTGGCATATCCATTGGGTGAATCATTGATGCGCCCTTTATGTTTTGCTCATAACGCTCTTTGTTTCGCTTTGCTTCAACTTGATCCATATGTTCACCACCCCTATTTCGTATAGGCAATAAAAAACCACCCGAAGGTGGTTACTTAAAATGAAAATTCTCACAGCAACTTCTTGTAATTCTGCTTACTACACTCGTAAGGTGTACCCATTAATTGTTTAGTAATCTCAAGATAAGACTGATTATCTTTTTCAAATTCCAGATTCATTTGCTCACGAGTGATTTTCTCTTTTTCAAATTCTTGAGATTGTTCAAAATTGTCATTATAAAATTTTCCAATCTGCTCATTTACATTAGCAATATCACAAACTGAATTTGCAAGTTCCAACTCTTCTTTAAAGTTAAGTTGTCTTTCTTCTGAAAGTGTTCCTAATGTTTGGAATCTATTGATAGCACCTTCACGCGCATTAAATAGCTCTTGCAACTCCTTCAAAAACTCTAATTTCGATTTTGGATATGCTTGAGATGAAACAAGTCCCAAAAACAATAAACTTATTATTAAATGCCGTTTTATATTCATCAAAATTCTAGGAAGGTAATATTATTGCGAAAGTATATCGCTAAAGATAAAAAATAGTTTAAATAAAAGTAAAACCCCATCAACATATAGAATGTGATGAGGTTTCATGTGCCGTAATCCGTTCGGCTAAGTTTTACTTCGGTAACTTTAAATCTATATCAGGGATGATTACGCTCGGTCGGAAGTCAACCTTGTACTGGTATGTACTAACACCTTTACTATTAAGCTGCTCAGAAAAATAAGTAACGTTGTCCGAGATACCTAAAGAATGTTTCTTATACTCTTTTTCGCTTGTCTTGCAGGTCACATCGACCTTGCGTTCGCTAACCGCTTCGAAAGAGCATTTACCCTCAATGGTAAGGACATAATCGCCCGTCACACCGTTGTAAAAAACAATACGTCGATCCAACTGAAAATTGTCAGCCGCTTTAGATAGATTGTGTGATGCCACCTGAGCATCTCGTGAACAACCAACAATTGTTGCAGAGCAAATTACACAAAGGGCCAGTAATTTAATTTTCATTTCTTATTTTCCTGTAGGCAACAAAAAAGCCCGATCATTTGACCGAGCTTTGATGAAATTAAATATCTGGGTGACGGCATTAAAATTTAAACCACTACGAATAAAGTTAAGCCGCCATTGGGTGCCTTGAAATTGCTTTCACGTAACATTTCTCAAGGCAACAAAAAGCCCATCGTGTGATGAGCTTTTAAATCAACCAAGTGCTTTAACTACACTTCGGTCACTTATAACAGAAATATGCCATACTACTGTATACAATGCAAATTTGTTTTTGTTTAAAATAAACTAGTTGATTTATTAAAAAAACAACCTAACTTCATACTCAATATTATTCAAGAGGAAAGATGCTGTGGATTTACAAGAAGATGAACTTAAAAGCAGATATGTATTTATTGATACTTGTATTTTTATCAAGAAACATTTCAATTTTGGAATAAATTCACTAGGTCGCTTTCAGCAATACTTAGAGGAAGACAAAATACAATTACTATTGCCAGATATCACCAAGTTAGAAATCGAAAATAATATAAAAGAAACTGCACAAGATGCACATACGAAAATCAATAAACTTTTTAAAAGAGAGAATTCTGTTAAGATGATGGCTGTTGCAGATGGTCTTCCATATTCTGGTCATCCTTCCATTCCTACATCAGATGAAATATACGAAATAATAATCAATAAATTTAAAGAATTTATTGATTCAGAGAATGTACAAATAATTTCTACTCAATCGGTAAATATAAAGAAAGTCTTCGATAGTTATTTTAAATGTGAACCTCCGTTTGGCAGTGGATCAAAGAAGCATGAGTTTCCTGATGCATTTGTCCTAGAAGCGCTAAAAGATTTCAGCGCAAAAAAAAAACAGGATTTGTATATTATTAGCTCTGATTCTGATATGAGTTCCTACTCAGCCTCTCATAAAAGGTTAATTCATCTGAAGGATATAAATGATTTATTTGACCTTATAAATAAAAATGACAAAGAACTAGAAGAGCCAATTCGTTTTGCTGAAAACGTATTTAATTTTTTAGAAAATGAGGTACTCGCCAGAGCAAAAAAACACTTTAAATATGCTGAATACATGGCATCAGATATTTCTGATAATATTTTTGAAGATGTTATTTCTTCGGTTGCAGTGCACAAAGTAGAAATATCAGCAAATAATATATTAAGTGTATCAGACACAAATGCAGAGTTTGAAGTGATTTTCCGTGTTTCCTTAACTGTAGACTTCTCTGTCCCTGATCATGAAAATGCAATATACGACCGAGAATCGGGAAGGGTTTATAATATTCATTACGAAAAATTTTCTGAAGATTACGTTAAGGATTTTTCAGCAAATATTACATTTGAATATGAGAATAAAATCAAAAGTCACGCTGTAATTTACGATTTTAAATTTGAAGATGATATTTTTGACGTAAATTAAAAATTTCCAACCTCTAAGAGCCTTCATTTGATGGCTCTTTCCTTACATTACAGTTATTTAAAATTGTTTTCGATCGTTATTAGTAGACTATCTACCCAAGTTTCTGCTGCTAATAAATACCCATCGATTTTGTAGCGTGCAATCTTGGTTTGGCTTGCCAATACAGACACTGGAATCCCCTTCAAATAATGAAACTCAATCCACTGAAACAAATCAGGCCGTGAAAACTTCAACTGCGTCACCAGATGATCAATAGCAATCAAAGCATCATCATCAAGCACCACCTTCACACCTGCAGTCTTTTGGCCCTGCTTTAAACGCATCAGTCCCAGTGACGGCGATTGGTAACTCAACTCACTCGGATTGTAGTGAGAATTTCTCGCCCATTTTCCCCACTGCTCAAGTTCATTCTGCATCATTCGAATTGTTGGCTTAATTTCTGTCACTGCATTCATCCTATTACCCTCAAAACTTCGCAAATCTTTTAAAAACCAACATAGCTGCATCACGCGCATGCTCATTCGTACGTTCAATCCAACCGGTGCGCTTTTTAAATACATCGGCCTTTGTTTTGGTTGCATTTGCTGCTGGATGAATCATTAGGTAATTCAACCCTTGCTCCTTACACCAATCTTCCCAAATCTGTGCATCACGCTTTACCGATCCAACACCTTGGGCTTTCTCACGACCACCAGTGAACCAGGTGCGCTGCCGAGCATCTTCAATGAATAAACAGACGTTTTCTTTTCCATAGTGCATAACAAACTCAAGCGTTCGACTCATGGCCTGAGTAATCGTCAAGGATCTAACTTCAAACAGTTCCCCGCCATTGCCTTTGTCTTCTGCCACGGCGTAGCCTGTGTTCACACCTGTATCGATGCCAATGAGATACTTAATCAATTTTTGGGCCCCATTCTGATAGTGGATTACGTGTTTCTTCTTTACCGCAATATGTACAAACCAAATGCTGTTCAATTTCGCCGTGTGAAGTCACATCCTCCCAATCATGGTCACAGGTCTGTTGTAGGATCGCCGTGGGCGTTTCTAGTTGCTCAGTTTGTTCTGGAAGAATTTCAAAGTTCCGATGGCACTGCTTACACCCAAATGATGTAAAGCCGATTGCATCACCCTTTTTAATTGTGTCTACGCAACACTGGTGCAGTTGTGTCATTTCTCAATCACCTCCACATCAGCACATAAACACATGAAAGGTGTTCCATCATCTAAGCGCCCAAATACCCGACCATCTTCAACTCGGTCTAATACGCCATAACCTGTAAAGCGCTTGCCTGAATAAATCGTTGCTGATTCACCAATAAAATCTACTTTTACGCGGTCGCCTACTTTCATGCTGATACCCCATACTTTTCAAAGAAAAACACCACAGGTTCAGATTTGATTTCTATCAATCCAAAACGATGTAAGTGACGTGCATGTGTGCTATCACGAAGCAATTGAACATCTCGGTAGTGTGTTAATAGGCTTCGCCATGACTTAAGCGACATTGAGGACTTATTAGAATTACAAGGCACGCATGCTGGATTCATATTTTCAATTGTGTCCAAGTGCGGTCTTGTCATTTCGCCTGAAATTAACTTTCCTCCACCTACATGGATGATGTCGCGCTTTACCGCTTCAATATGATCTGCATGCCACTTATCACCAAGCTCACAACCGCAATAAGCACAATGGCCACCAAATTTCATTTTTAAGTCTGTGCGCTGCTGTTTGGTTAATTTCATTCCGTCACCCCAAATAACTGTTTTGCTTTACCGCTGAGGAAATAACGAAAATCGTCACTCTTTCCACCTTGAATCACGCTGACCAATCCCATTACAACCAAGCCGCTTAAGTAGCGCTGCACAGATCGAATACTTAAATGAGGCAATGCCTGTTCTTGAATTTCTCTAGATGTGGCAATTTTGGTATTTTTAATGACGATCAAAACATCAATCCCACGGTTTAAAACTGCTGCTTTGCTGTAGTCCACTTGACGTTCATTCACGCCTCACCCCCAACACGATTAAACGACTTCCCTATTCTTGCTACCAACTCAGGCGGGCAAGGAACACCAGTACGGTTGCGCTCATTGTTTTCGATTTGCTTTGTAGCCTTAGGCTTCACCCACATTTCTTGCATCTTGCCGCTAGCCTTAGCACGGCGTAGATAATCCACATAAATATCTTTGAAAGCGAAGTGAGCTGATTTTTGCCCCTCTGCACTCAACACATGGCGAACTTCATCAAGTACGCGCTTGGTCAGCGCTGTGATCTTCGTTTGTGGATCTGATTCAAACTGCATAGCCTTTGCCCACGCCATATCAGCCGTCCACCAATCACCGCCCTGTTCACACCAGCTGCGGAATGTCGGTAAATTCTTCGGGCACCATTCCTCAGAGTTCATACGTGTTAAACCACGTGCGATATCTGCTGGGGTTAGGCCATTTAGGACTGTGCAAGCCAACTGAACAAGCTCTTGGTCGTCTTCATAAACCTCAAAGTTCTTTTTGAATGCTGCGCCGTATAGAGCGCTCATGCGATCCAAAACCATTTCCGCTACTTCAACTGGGAAATCAATCGCAAATGCTTGCTCAAATAATTGGATATTGCTCATGCGCACTCTCCTTGAACATCCCGCATCGGCACTGGTTGATTTGCTTGGCTACCAAAACGACGGCGTTCCAAAGGTTGTTGAACTGGTGCGGTTGTATTCTTCGGTGGGTACACACTTTGGTAGCTGCCAATGATCGATGATTCCAAGGATTGATTTGCCCCTACACCGAAACCAATTAATTTGTTGATCAGCAACTTCACGGCGTTTTCAGTCAGAGGTTTTTTGATGCTGTTGCGCATGTCCACGAACTGAATCCACAAATCACGATTTACATTCGCTGGTAACTCAACCGCTTTTGGATCGAATTGATTTTGCTTTTCCGCTTTTGGTTTTTCAGCCTTAGGTTGTTCAGGAACACTCTTACTTTTTTTATTTATTTTTTTATTTTGTAGAGTGTCTTTTGATAGTGTCTTTTGTATGTAAAGAATTTTTACTAGTGGTGGTAAAGATTCTTTACTAGCGTAGTTAAATTTCTTTACTAGTAAAGATTTTTTACTAGTGCTTTCAGGTAGTAAAGAATTTTTACTAGGGAAAGACATTTTCCAACCAACAACGCATTCGTCGTTCAGCTTGAAAGTATTGCCATGGATGGTAGATCCACACTCAATTACCAAACCCACTTGAATGAGTTCAGCAAGTGCTTTTGTGACTGTAGGACGGCTTTTACCTGTCATCTTTTGGAACTGGCTTAGAGAGATAGAATCATGCTCTTTGTACCAGCCACGTGTCTTACGACAGATGATTAAATACAGCTTTGCTGCAACATCCCCAATTTTACAAAGTACGTCGTCTACAAATGCGTTAGGCACCTGAAAGCTGTTAGGAGTGAATTGACTCATTTGTTTAATAACCCCGCAAAAGCAGCAAGTGGTGAAAAGCGTTTAGTCTTACAAACACAAAGCACTTGATTAAATCGGCAACAATTTGTTGTATAATTAGCATGTTCATAATGATTTACCCTCTGAATTGAATAACGAAAAAGCCTGATCTCAACTCTCAGGCTTTTTCTTTTTTTAAAGCATGGTTATTTGCAGAATTACTGCACTTCACATATGCCTCATCAGGTGCTACACCTAATTCAAATTCGCGCTTTTCTACTTGAGCAACTAAACAATGGTTGCACTGCTCTTCTTTAAAATTGCTGCACTTGTTGGCACATGGGTGTTGTGTTAGAGTTAATTTGTTCATTAATTCCACCTCTAGGGTAATGAATAGAAGCCTGATTTCTGCGATCAGGCTTTTTTAGTTTCTAAATCCCTGTGAATCCCTTCTGGTCCCTCTCGAAATTCAACTTCGGTGCTTAAATCCCGCAACAAAGCTGATACTCCCAAGCGCTCAAATGATTTTGCTTGTAAATTAAGTACATGCCACTCACCTGCTATTTCTTTCTCAAGTAGGTAAGCCATATATTGGGCAAGATCTTTGCCTTTGATTTCAGCTAAAACTTTTGCTCGTTCATGGTTTTCAGGAGACAAGCGTACATGTGTAGATTTCTTTTCAAGACTCATACTTTCACCGCTTGTGTTTGGTGTTTAATTGGCTCTTTGCCATTCGCTAAGTCGCGAATTTGGTATTCACGTGCAAGTGGAATTTTTTGTTCAGGCCACTGATAAACGGCTGACGGCTCAATTCCTAAAAGCCCAGCCAGTTCCACTCCATTAACCCCAAGTAGCGCCAATGCTTCTTGTTTGGTCATCTTTAACACCTTAAAAATAAGATTTCTTATTATTTAATCAAAGAAAACTTATAAAAGCAATATGTAAGATAACTTATATGAAAAACGAAACTACCGGTCAGCGCATACGCGCGCTTAGACGCTCAAAGAAACTTACTCAAGTGCAACTTGCAAAAATTGCAGGCGTAAGCTCGCCTGCAGTTACTGAGTGGGAAAAGGATGGGTACTTGCCTAAGGCAGCCTCATTAGAGGCTATGGCAAATGAATTTGGTGTTACTACTGAGTACATACTTACAGGCAAAGGAATAGCGACGAACAACGCTACGAATGTCACACCTATTTCACCAAAAATGGCACCAGTGCTCTCATGGGTTCAGGCAGGTGTATTCACCAATGTTGAAGCTGTTGATATGTCACAGGTTGAGGAGTGGTTGCCCCTACCTGAAGAATGTGAAGATTGTTTTTATTTAAAAGTTCAAGGCTTAAGTAATTCACCGATGTTTATTGAAGGTGACTACATTCTTGTTGATCCTCATGTTCAGTACAGTGACATACAGTCTGGTGATCTAATCGTTGTACGCAAACATGATGGAGCGACATTTAAAAAACTCGTCATTGAGCCGGATGGTTCAAGATACCTTCAAGCACTTAACCCAGAGTTTAAGCCCAATATCATTCCGCTCGATGAAGAATGTATTTTTGTAGGTGAAGTGATTGATTCTATGCGCTATATCTACAAAGCTAAACGTAAGAGTAAATTACGTAAAAGCTAATATTTAGGACTTATTTACAATGAATAATTTAAAGCTCATATCTTTTGTACTTGCTCTTTTTTTAGTTGGGTGTGGTGAAGTTACCGTTTCACAGGAAGAATATGATTCCATGGTCAGCGAAAAGGATTTAAGAATTGAGGAATTAGAGAGTGAAGTTTTAAGTTTGCGAGAGCACATTGAAAGTCTTGAAAGTAAAACTGAGGAAGTTAATGCTCAATTTGAGCGCTTTGAAAGTGAAAACTGGCGTGATGTTGTTCCTGATGCAGAAAGTAGCTTAAATGAACTAAATACAGAAGTTGAAAGTTACGACGAATATTCAACATACTGATTTTCGTAAAAGTTTAATACATTTACTACCCATCTTTTTGATGGGTATTTTTTTATCTATTAATAATTAAAATAAGATTTCTAACAAATAAGATAAGATTTCTTATAAATGCTCTTGACTGTAAAACTAAGTTTTCTTATATTTACCTCACACACCAACCCAATGTGAGTAAACCAAAAATGGAAATCCAAAACTTACGCCTTCAACTTCTCCATATCGCAAATGGCGACATCGACAAAGCTCAAACAATGGAAGCTTATGTTTTAGCGGAAGCAAAAACAATTTCTGAAAAGAATGTAGGTGAAGAACTTAAAGCGGCTCAAGGCAAACCTGAATTAGAAAAAGAATGTGGCTGCCTGATTTGTCTATTAGGTAAAGCTATTAAAGAAATGCCACCGGAGCTGTTCGTTAAATTACCAGCTTAATTTCAGACATTAAAAAGCCCTGATAACTTTGCACGGCGATCAGGGCTCTTTGTAAACACTTGCACGCTTACGAGGCTAATTATGAATCAACGCGTATCGCATAGCAAATTACCTGAGTTTGGCGCACCCAAAAGCCAAACCTCTGCAATCCTCTACCAAGAACCGACCTTGGAAGAAATCAAGCCACCAAGTAAACCATGGGTTGAACGTTTTAAGAATTTTTCAGCAATCGCAATTGTCGCTGCATGCCTATTCGGTACTGGTGTAGTCATCCTTAAAGGCTGTGCCGACGATGTTGAACATCAGAAAGCAATGGCTGTTAAACACCAATTGCAGTTTGGAGGTGTTAAGTGAGCCTTACTCAAAAACAATTGGAACAACTTGAAACTGACTACTCTAAGTTCCAAAAGAATTTAGAAACCACTGAACATCAAGATACTAAAAACCTTGTAGCATTCTTAGAAAAATACACTCCAAACAAAGCTTTTATCATGTGGGCTTTGATGAAAATTGATCGTGATAACAATCAAGTTCACACGCAAAATTTAGCATCTGAAATTTGGGATTTAAAAGACCACATTAATGAACTATTAGGCCGTGGTAATGAAGTGATTCAAGAACGAGACGAGTTGCAAGCTTGGGTTAAAGAAAATTCTCTTGAATTTAAATCTCAACTTAAATGGGTTGTAGCAATTCCAGAAGAGTCTGACTCAAAACCTGACTACTTCCCTGCTGAGAGCAAAGAATTAGCTCAACGCGCTGTTCGTCGTTATCGAAATATGATGACTAATCGCTTTGTCGATCACCCTGATCTTGCTGAATCCATAAATAGTTCAATTCACTATTGCTTATGGCATGGTACTGATGCTGAGTTTGAAGCCTTGAAAGCTGAGGTTTTTCATAATGAAGAATGGTTTAAGCAACCAATGTGCAACTGTCGATCTATTGAAGAAATCCAAGAGGCGTTTCGAGATAAGGATATCGTCCATTGCTTCAATGGTGAAAATGAACTCATAACAGACAGCATTGACGAAGCAAAGCGCTTTTATGGAGTCGATTCATGAAAAAGATCCCTAAAAGACACATGAACCAATTCACGATGTTTTTAGCTGTTGTTGGTTTTAACGCAAAGACCAATGCTGATGGTTCTATCACATGTATTAATCCCAAAATGCCGAAAGAGCGCAGACAAATAGTGCTATGGCAGAACGGAAAAATGAATAAAGCATGTCAGTTGCTTTGGTGGGATTTTCTTAATCACTGGTTGCTATTTGGCAAGCAATTTATTGAATCATTGAATAAAAAGATTGAGGTGGCAGGATGAATACTGGGGAGGTATTGAATGAGTTGGCTCTTTTCGCGGGCGCTGGTGGTGGAATACTCGGATCGCATCTCATGGGATGGCGAACAGTGTGCGCAGTTGAACGTGAAGCCTACCCCGCACAAGTTTTGGCGCAACGACAAAATGATGGAATTCTCCCGCCTTTCCCAATTTGGTCTGACGTGCTCTCTTTTGACGGAAGACCATGGCGAGGAATTGTTGATGTTATATCTGGCGGATTTCCATGCCAGGACATTAGCTCAGCAGGAAAAGGCGCAGGTATCGACGGTGCTCGATCAGGCATGTGGTCCCAAATGGCTCGAATTATTGGTGAAGTACGACCTAGATTCGTGTTCGTGGAGAACTCACCAATGCTTGTTTCCCGAGGACTTGTCCGAGTCATCAGTGACCTTGCCAAAATGGGGTATGACGCGCAATGGGCACGTTTTTCAGCATCCAATTTCGGAGCGCCCCATCAGCGAGACAGACTTTGGCTTGTTGCCAACGCCTACGGTGAGAGATTCCCGATCGAAGACATCACCAGCAGATTTTCGACGAAATTCACCCGGACTAGAAATAATGGCTCAAACATGGCCAACACCATGCAGCCAAGAAAGAAGTGGGAGCCACAAACCCGGTTCACACCTTACATTGTCAAAGGCCGTAAATGGATGGACCAAAGGGAAAATTGGACAAGATCCACGGGAATGTCGTGTGTGGCCAACACCCAAAGCTTCGGATTGGAACAAACGGGGAAATGTAAGTGCTCACCCGCGCAATGGTCTACCGGGTGCAGTAATGAACTTTCCGACACCAACGGCATCCGATGCAACCAAGTGGAGCAATCAGTCACTCGCAGAACGACAAGCCAAGGGGCAACAAGTTCGACTCAACACAGCAGTTTCACCTCAGGGTGGGAATGGTGGGCGGTTGAACCCGGACTGGGTCGAGTGGCTGATGGGGTGGCCAATCGGGTGGACAGACTTAAAGCCATTGGAAATGGACAAGTTTCAATTGTGGCAGTCAATGCATATCAAGCTTTAGGAATGACGTTATGACAGCAAAAATTCTTGATCCCTGCTGCGGCTCTCGCATGATGCATTTCGATCATACAAATCCAAATGTCGTATTCGGAGATATTCGTACTGAAAAGCACATTTTATGTGATGGTCGCTCTCTTGAGGTAACACCTGATATTGAAATGGACTTTCGAGCAATGCCATTCAAAGATGGTCAATTCAATTTAGTTGTATATGATCCGCCACATTTGATCAAAGCAGGAAAAGAAAGCTGGCTTGCTTTGAGGTATGGAAAACTTCAAGAAAATTGGCGGGAAGATATCCAAAAAGGATTTGAGGAATGTTTCCGCGTGTTGGCCAAAGGCGGTGTGCTGATTTTTAAGTGGAATGAAACACAAATAAAAGTCAGTGAAATTCTATCTTTAACAGATCAAAAGCCTGTGTTCGGACATATCAGTGGTAAGCGTGCGAATACTCACTGGATAACTTTTATGAAGTTTGAGCTTTCAGAGGAGATTCACTTATGACTTGTCTAATCAAAGTCTCAGAATTTATTAAACGGGTTTACGGTGAAAAAGACTCAACCCCTCCTACCCCTCAGACAATCACACGCCAATGCCGTATTGGTGAACTACCTGCTGAGCAAAAAGGTAAACTGTGGTACATCAAATGGGATATTTACCAAAAGCAAACTGGTAATAATCTTGTCGATCGGGTACTTAACAGTTGAAACAAATATTGGAGTTGTCTATGTCTAGACCACGCTCTAAAAGAAACAAGGATTTGCCTGTAAACCTATATAGAGGTGAAGGCAATTCTTGGAGATATCGTCACCCGGTCACTGGAAAGTACCACGGCATGGGTGATGATAAAGCTAAAGCAATGATTGCTGCTAGAAAACTAAATGAGTTACTGACACCATCACTGGATCTTGTTGCACGTGTAATGGGTGAGGTTACTTTTGGTGAGTTTTCACAAGAGTTTTTGGCAAATAAACGCCGCAAAGATGGTCGAGTGCTTGCCGCAAACTCAAAACGAATTTACACAAACTACTTAAAAAGATGTACTGACTGGAATGAATTACCACTTTCTTCAATCACACTTTTTATGACGAATGCTTTACTCGATGATTTACCAGCTTCAACCAGTATTGGATGTCGTAGCTTTCTCGGGGAAATATTCGACGTCGCTATTAGCAAGGGCCTTGTATATGACAATCCTGCTAGACAAACAATCAAGCGCTATCGCACTAAGCAGCGTAAACGCCACACACTTGAAGGCTTAACAGCAGTTCGAGCGGTTGCACCTAAATGGCTTCAAAATGCTATCGATCTTGCCATGCTGACCACGCAGCGACGGATCGACATTATTAAGATGAAGTGGACTGATATTTATGACGGTTATCTTCATGTAGCACAGGAAAAAACGACAGATGATCCTGAGGATGAATTTGAGTTTTTGGAAGGTGCTGGCTATGTTCGAATTAAAGTTGATGCAGAACTTCAAAAAGTTTTGGATCGATGCAAGGACAATATTTTAAGTCCATTCATCATCCACCGTGCCCCGAAGAAAAAACATGGTAGACCATTAAAAGTTGAGAAAGAGCACTGGACACAAATTGATGATCAATATTTATCGAGACAATTTTTGGACGCTGTAAAACGCTCTAATGCATATCCAAATTATATTGGAAGACAAATACCTTCTTTTCACGAAGTACGTGCTCTATCCATTTTTATGCATAAGAAAGCAGGTAAATCGGCTCAGCAATTGGCTGGTCATACCACGGCGCGAATGACTGAAGTTTATGCATCTGGACATGAAATCACATGGAATGATGTTGATATTGGAATCTCTTTACCATTTGCAGATGTGACATAAGTTGCACCTGCAAAACTATTATTTAAGTTATTGTTTTCTATAATTTCTTAAAGCTCGATTTTTCCCATAAAAACCCCTTAAAAATCAATGCACATTCTAATAAAAATCATAAACATAGTCTTATTTCACGCATATAAATAACAAATATCAATAAAAGCAATTGTTAGTTGGTGCTGTTTTTGCCTAAAATACACATTAGTTATTAGAACCATATTTTTAGGTAGCCTTCGCCATGACCTTTGTTGTCACTGAAAATTGTATTAAATGTAAATAT